TAATACACTGGTGCAATTATTTATGGATGACGAACAATATACTCATCTTTTGTTTATTGATGCTGATTTAGCTTTTAATCCTGAGTCTGTCTTTCGTATGCTGGACTTAGATGAAGATGTGGTAACGGGAGTGTATCCACGAAAGGTAATTGATTGGACAAAAGCCATTAAAAGAGTGAAGGAAAATCCAAACATTAAAGAAGATGAGTTACATGCAGCATCTTTGCAATATAATTTAAATGTTAAAGATCCAAAGAAAGTAATGGTAAAAAAAGGATTTATTGAGGTTTTAGATGGTGCGACAGGTTTTATGTTAATTAAAAGAAATGTCTTTAAAAAAATGGCATTAGCATATCCTCATCTTAGATTTAAATCTGATCAACATTTAGGAGATCCTCATGACAAAACCTTTGGCTACCATGACACATCTGATTGGAATTATGCATTTTTTGACACAATGATAGAGCCAGATACAAAAAGATATTTATCGGAAGATTATGCTTTTTGTCGTTTATGGCAGAAAATAGGTGGTAAAATATATGCTGATATTGTTAGTGGTATGACACACATGGGTAATTACTCATTCAAAGGCAACGTAGGCACTCAATTCTTGCCACAAAACAATAAATAATTTAGTATACTCCAACATGAAATTAGTTGACTTAAAGTTCCAACCAGGCATTGATAAACAAGATACTGCTTACTCAGCAGGGGATCAACGTAGATATGTTGACTCAAATCTTGTACGCTTTCATTATGGAAAGCCTGAAAGATGGAATGGTTGGTCTTATTTACCAGATCCAAATAAAACTATTGTGGGCGTGGTCCGTGATACGCATAGCTGGATTGGTTTAGATGGAACCAGATACCTTGCTTTAGGTACAGACAGAAAACTATATTTATACTCAGGTAGTGCCCTTTATGACATTACACCAATCAGAGAAACAGCAGCTTTAACAAATCCTTTTACAACAAATGGCACAACAACGGTCACCGTCACAGACGCAGACCACGGCGCTATTGAAGGAGACTTTGTTACATTTGATTCATTCTCTGCAATAGACGGTTTAGACATGAACAACGAGTTTGAAGTTACAACTTATGTTGACGCTAACACATACAAAGTAACACACACTGACACAGCCTCTGGTTCTACTTCTGGTGGAGGTGGATCAGGTAATGCTAATTATCAAATCAATATTGGGGAGACTGCATCAACTTATGGTTATGGATGGGGCACAGATACTTGGAGTGCTGGTGCATGGAATGAACCAAGCACATCTTCAGATGTAACTGTCTTCGCTCGTAGTTGGTCATTAGATAATTTTGGTGAAGATTTAATAGCCACTGTATTAAACGGTAAAACTTTTATAAAAGATATTTCAGGTGCTATAGATGCAAGAGCAACTGCTTTATCTAATGCTCCTACTGCATCTAGATTTAGTTTGGTATCAACGGATACAAGACACTTAATGATTTTTGGTACAGAAACGACTATTGGCACACCAGCCTCGCAAGATGATTTATTGTTTAGGTTTTCTGATCGAGAAGACGCAACTGATTACACACCAGTAGCAACAAATGAAGCTGGTTCGCTGCGTATATCAGATGGTTCTAGAATAGTAGGTGCTGTAAAATCATCAGGTCAAATATTAGTTTGGACAGATACCTCACTTCACGGTATTCAATTTGTAGGTACACCTTTTACTTTTGGTTTGAGACAACTTGGCGCTAACTGTGGGTTAATTGCACAGCATGCTGCTGTTGAGATTAATGGTAGAGCATACTGGATGTCTGATAGTTCTTTTTACATGTATGATGGTGTTGTCAAAAAAATGCCATGCTCTGTACAGGATTATGTGTTTGATGATCTTAGTTACACAAACAGAAATGATATTGCTTGTGGTATTAACACAGCTTTTAATGAAATTATTTGGTACTACCCTTCAGCAAATGCTACGGCAATAGATAGAGGAGTTGCTTATAATTATTTAGAAAACACTTGGTATACTGTTAATATTGGAAGAACAACTTGGCTTGGTGCTTATGTATTTGAAAACCCTATAGCTACAGAATACGATGCTTCTGTAACAGCAAACGTATCAACTATATTAGGTTTAACGGCAGGAGCTTCTTATATTTACGCACACGAGTCGGGTAATAATCAAGCAGATGGCACAGCTATTTCTGCTTTTTTAACAACTGGATCTGTTGAGATTGCTGATGGCGATCAGCTCATGTCAGTTAGTAGATTAGTTCCAGACTTTGACAACCTTACTAATAATATGACAGCTACTTTAACATTGGAACAGTATCCACAATCCGCAGCTAATGTAACGACAACAGGCACTATTTCTAGTACCACAGAGAAAATTGATGTAAGAGGTAGAGGTAGAGCGGTAAAAATTAAATATGAAACTAACACAGTTAATGACACAGCTTGGAGACTTGGATCTACTAAGTTACAACTTAGACCAGACGGAAGAAGATAATGGCTAAAATAACAATCACACGATTACCTAATGCAACACCAGAATATGATGCTAATCAGTTTGATCAAATGGTGCAGTTATTAGATCAAATTATTCTTTTACTTAACACTAACTACCAACAAGATTTAAAAGAACAATCACAGTCGGAGGCTTTTTTCCTTGGCTAATACTTTTAAAAGCGCAATGGTAGATGTTACCTCAACAGATTTAACAACCATTATAACAGTTCCTACGGCTGATGCTGGTGCAACACCGCCCGTTCCGCCTACTACGGATGTAGTAAAATCTCTTTTAATTTGTAATGACTCTGGTTCAACAACTTTAGTTGATGTTGAAGTTGTCCGAGGAGCTGCAACCTTTGAAGTATTCAAAGCAAAGAGCGTTGCTACAAACACAACAACAGAATTATTGACACAACCTTTAGTTTTGCAAGAAAGTGATGTTCTTAAAGTTCAAGCCAATGCTGCCAATCAGGTGCACATTATAGCAAGTTTTATGGAGGTCACGAAAGGACAACTCTGATTAACTTACACTCCCTATTTATTACTCCCGTATTTTCACTACAACTCAAAGGCCACGAACATCTTATTGATAACATATATCAATTACGAGAAAAAGACGAGATGGGTATGCCGCGGTCCAATGTTGGCGGTTGGCATAGTCATGATGAAATATACAATATAAAAAAGTTTCGTCCTTTGGTCGGCGATATATTAAAATATTCCAAAGAGTGTTTTAATCATTTAGATGTTAAACATAATTATGTTCCTGAAATGACGGGTATGTGGGGTATGATAAATCCACCAGGATCACGAAACAATGTACATACACACCCATACAACTATTTATCAGGTGTATTTTATTTAAAAGCTCCTAAAAAGTGTGGAAATATTGTGTTCTTAGAGCCTAAACCACAGTCAGAGGTACTCTCACCCCCTAAAACAGATAAAGCCTCTATACACCTCGCTCACAGTGTACAATGGGAACCTGTTGAAAATTCCTTGATTTTTTTTCCTTCATGGTTACAACATGAAGTACAAACAAATAGTTCTAATGATGATAGAGTTATTATTAGTTTTAATATAAATTGGAGAAACGAAGATGCCGATAGTTGAACCTGCTGAATTACTGGGACATATAACAACAGAGGACGGAAGAAAAATTCCTCATTATAAAGTAAAAACAGAAACCACACTCACAAATGTAGATACAGGTGCTGAGTATAACTCAGAAGCAGAAGCTCAAGCTGATATTGATAATCCAGGAACATCCACAACTGCTGAAAAAATTAGAAGAGACGTAAAAGTATTCGCCCCTTCTTTAGCAGACATGTTAGGTGTAACTCCTGAGTAATTAAGCGCTACAAGCTTCACATTCCATATCAGAGTCTAAACCAGTCACCATAACTGTTGCATCAGAGCTATGTGGTTTACCTTGAATTGTATGTATATGAGGCACATTTCGGTGTTCTAATATTTCTTTTTGTAATTTTTCATTTTCTCTTTCCACTGCTAATAAACGTTCGTGGTAACGACTCACCTTATCAGCAAGGGTAGCTATAGCCTTCAATACTTCTTGATTTTCCATAATATCTCCTTGATTTATAATTTTTGGGTGAGATCTAATTTAAACATGTGTACAGAATATATCAAGCAATCTTTTATAAATTGTTTTCTTGACAACAAATTTATGGTATGAAAGGAGCAGAAAAAAGAATGAAATATTATAACTTATCTAGTAGTATCATTGCTTGTGAAAATTATTTACCTAAAGGTTTAATAGAAAATATTTACACGGATTTTTTAAACAATAGAGGTAGGTTTGATACACCGAAATGGTCTTATAAAGAAAATGAAGAAAAAACAAATAACGTTGACTGCGAAGCTTTAGATTATTGGATTAGTTTTAAAGATAATACAGAACATGATGCAAATATAAAACAATTATTTCATTCGTTTTTTCATCAAGGTTTTTCTTCTTACATAAAAAAAAATGGTTGTCCTATATATGATTTTATAACTCTTGAAGGTATAAGAAAAAGAGATGTAGCATGGGATATTCACGTAATATCTTATAATAATGACGGTTATTATAATTGGCACACTGATGCTTCTAAAAATAATTTATTTACATTTAATTTAATTTTAAACAAAGGTAATAAATTGAACGGAGGTAATATGATGTTTATGGAAGACGGAAAAATTATTGAAGTTGAAAATAAAAATAATTTTATGGTAGTTTTTCCATCTTATATATCTCATGCAATTACTCCCTTACGCTCTGATGATAACAAAGATGTTGCTTTTTTAGAACAAAGATTTAGTGTTCAATTTTGGGTAAGATGGAAACAAAAGGACGATGAGTAATTTATCAGCAACCACATCAATATTTGGAAGAATAGTTAAAAGATATGATATGCCTTTGGATGCTATAGATGATTTAAATAATAAGTATGAAGAGAATAGAGAACAGTTAGGTAATTTTGGTCCAAGATTAGCGGGTAGACTTAATTCAGAATTAGAATTTACACATTTAATAGGTGAAACTAAAATAGCTCAAAACATAGTTGATTGTATGAACGATTACATTGAGACATTAGATAAAGTAAATTTGTTTAAAGGTACAACAAAATTAGAGATTTTAAGTTGTTGGATAAATGACATGGTGGAAGGAGAATACAATCCCCCTCACACTCATCATGATAACACTGGTTGGTCTAGTGTTATGTTTTTAAAAGTACCTGAATTTATTAATGATGTGAAAGATCCGCACAAATTTAAAGATGGTCAATTAGGTTTTACAGATGTCAATGGTACAAACATGACGTGGATGGAGCCCGAAGTAGGACACTTTTATATTTTTGAAGCAGCACATCAACATTGCGTTATGCCTTTTAAAACTAAAATAAAAGGAGAAATTAGAAGATCAATGTCTTTTAATTTTATACAAAAACATGAATAAAAAAATTACATTTTGTGCAAGTAATGGAGAAATGCTTGATGTATGGCCACACCCTAAACCAGCATCAAGATTTATTCCCGAAGAATATAAAAAATTAGAACGATTTAATAATAATAATATTCACAATCCAACTGTTAAAACATGTATGCCTTTTTTAGATTCAATGACTGCTGGCTATATCATACC